AACCCACCCCTAAACTCAATCTCTTTGTCACCGGTAAACATCGAAATCGCGGTATCCATCTTGTCTGCCGAGGATCTAAACGGTATGCGGTCCAGCTCAGTCTCTGAGCTGCCAACCTTTACACCCACAGTTCTGAACAAGCGCAGCACAACCTCATGGATGCGCTTTATCTTGCCTTGGGCAGTGCCTTCAGTGCCACCGGCCTCGATACGCATGGTTTGCAATGTTGAGTTATAATTCAACCCAATATGTGCCTTGGTTACAGCAAAGTCTAAAGTTATTGCCCCTGATGAAACAGTCTTATTTGGATGCGTTGAACCGTTCGCAAGTATAGATACAACTTCGCCTTCTAAGTGATTGAGACCACTAATTGTTGTTGCTGATGACCCCGAATAGCTAAGGCCGCTATCAATAAAGAAGGCGTCCTCGATATCAGACCCGAAATCAAAACTGCTAAAATATTCGATATATCTTTTTGTCCCGCCATTTATTGTGCGTTGCAGAATGACATAGGTATCATCCTCATTCAGATCACCAGGAATAGTTGCCACGCTTTCGACCAGGGAATGGGTCTGATCTGTTGTGGTTAGCCTAGTGGTATCTGAGCTGACCACCGAGAGAAACCCTGTTGGGGTTGGGCTTGTCTCTTCAATCGTAACAACCGCAGCTGCTGGGTTGGCTACGGTAAAATCAGCATGTGCATTGACAGCTGTAAATATGTTGTCGGCTGTCGTGTTGTTATCTGTATTTGGCCGGAACCCTGTTGATGAGGACGGGCTCGAGCTGCCGGCCGCCTCGCTTGTGAAAGTCACAGTCGTGCCGTCAGACTTTGTAAATGTCAGCGTCGTGCCGGTGGCTATATTGGCATAGTCACTTACTGTGACTGTGCAAGCGCCTGATCGGCCGCCAATGATATGCTCATGCCAGGCAATAACATTTTCTTCGCGTCTGTAAGTCATGCCAACAAACAGACCGTTCTCGAGAACACACCAGACCACATTGTCCGGCTCTTGCTGAAATGACATTTCTTTAATGCCGGCCTGGGTAATGTGTTCTGCCAGGATAGTCAGATCTGGGGCTTGATATGAATCCGTATTTAAATCGAACACAAGCTCACGCAATTTGCGTTTGGCGCGCTGTACAAACAGCGTCACGTTAGCCACCTGGACCGGCTGGATGTCTGCCGAGCCATATGTGGCCTGACGCTTCACGACGGCGTTTGTGGGGCTCAGGGGCGCGTCCTCAGAGCTTGTAACGACAAACTCACCACCGGACGTGCCAACAAGCAGCACACGGCCTGCCTGAAGGTATCTGATGATGTTCACCTGGTTTGAGCCTAGTGTATAGACCAGAGCATCATCGGCATCAGTCCCAGCTGCAAAGTCCTCAAAACTACCACCAACCGAGAAAAACAGTGTCTGTGGCTGTGTTGTGGTTGATGCGAAAACCAGGCGCTGCTCGTAAAACGCCACCGCTGATGGAAAGCCCGTAGTCGTTGAGAAAGCACCCAAAGCGAAATTTGTGCTTGCGGTTAGATCTCCAGATATTGTTACGCTGTCGCCTGCCGCCTCATCGGTAAGATCCGAGCTGGGCGCTAGCAGCATGGTATCCTCAGTGACCTGGACAATGATCGCTGAGCTTTCGTTGTTATTGCTAGTGCTAAATCCGGTAACTGTTATCTTTTGCCCGACCTTAAAACCCTGCGCCACAAACTGACCAGCCGTGTCCTGGTAGCGGTCATTATGCTCAAGCCCTGTCGCAGACGGATCGCCTTCATGCGCTGATATAGTGGTCGCTGTATAGCTTGGCATAAGCTCCGACCGGCCATCAGCATTTTCTTGCACCGTTGTTGCCACGACAGTGGCGCTAGTAAATCCAGTAATTTTTGTAACACCGTCATGAACCTTTATGAGCCGGCCAACATCGCTGCTGACAAAGGTGCTGGCGCTTGCGGTCACATTTACATTACCGGTGCGCCCTGATGCCACTAATGTTGTGGCGCTTGTATTGGTCTCGCCGAATGGCCCTCGCAGGAGATCCACCTCAGTGATCGTCCAGGCTGTATGGCTGGTGCGGGTGATCTTTCTGACGCTGAAGCTTGGATGCACCAAATACATAACATCGGCGCTTTGCGTAAATTTTATTGTGGCTATATCAGTGTGAGCATATGGGGTGCTGACCTCGATCGGATCGCCGCTGCCATCGACAACGGTGCCGCCATCTTTATGCACCCTAAAGTAGGTGTCGCCAAACTCGAGGATATAAGCCTGCTCGACGTTGAACTCAAACGGGATCAGCCGGACATTATGCGCGCTGTTTTTGACCTCACGTACAAAGATTGTGCCTGGGCGCCGGCTCGCACCACCATGCGGATGAACAATCAAGTTCTGCAGTTTCTTGCAGCCGTTCGAATATTTTGCAATATCGGTGCGGCCATCGAGCCGTGGGCTCAGCTCGCCGGCTGTGAAATTGGTAAATGCTGGTGACGCTTTTGCCACTAGAACCTCGAATTGATAAAGGTGTCGGCCGCAACCTGGCGACTTTCATTGACGACAGATGTATTGATTTGATTGTCCTCTGTCGCATCAACGAACCGAGCTTCGGTGAGTTTTGTTTGATAAAGACTGTACATATTTGAGGTTAGCGCCTGGCTGCCCACCAGCGGATATGCCAGATCCGCAGCCAAAGCAGCTGCAAGCGTCTCGATCAGCAACGTGTCATATTCATTGATATCGGTGACCCGGCCGATAAAAATCATTTGTATTGTGCTCTCGTTGCACAAAAGCTTCCTGCCCTCAACGCGGTACAATATGTTCGCGTCGCTAAGGCCCAGGACACGCAAACAAAATGGGTCAGTCGGCAGAGTAAATTGCTTGGTAAATTCAAAAACAGGAGCGGCAGTGTCCGGTGCCAGGCTGACCCTGGTGGTCAGGCTATTCCAGGGATGCGCTCTAAAAACGCTGTCGCGGATAAAATCATAACGCTGATTGCAAATACGGGCAGCCTTGCTGTCCTCGGTCAACGAGATAATATTGGACGCACCAATCTGATTCAGCGCGCTGTTACAGATATCAACAACAGAACTCATCAAACCCTCACAAAAGAAAAGACCAGCCCATCTCTGAGCTGGTCTATTGTTTAGTTCACAACGTAAACGATGTTGAACGACATGGTTCCGGCAGTACCGCCAGTCGCGTTGAACGTCACCGCAACATAGTAGTAATCACCGGGGTCAGTCGAATCACCAGCGAGCTCATATACTCTCTGGCCGGCAGTGTTTATATCTGCCGCCTCAAAGCGTACATCAGCCATTGCAGCTGCATCTGCCACTGAGCTTGCAAAGACATCTTCGTCTTTAACAGTCCCATCAGCCAGATACAAACCTACGTTGAAAGTGCATGACCCGCCGAATGTATCGGTTCCGATAAACAGCTGCGGGATTGTTGCATGACTTGGAATCGGTGCCAGCATGACAATATCATTGTCGGTGCTATCACCAGCAACAAGCTCAATGGTGCCTTGTGCAACACGGAGCTAACCGCCAAGCAGTGCCGCATTGTTAAACACCTGTGGGCTTGCTTCGAAGTTGGCAACAAGATCAGAATTTTTCGTTGTCATAACAAGCCCCCCTATGCGCTCTCATCGCAGTCGATTTGAATCACCTTGGCCTCTTCCATCCGGGTCGCGCCAAACTGGGCGCAATAGTAAACCTGGGTGGAGTAAGACTTGTCGGCTCTCTCATCGATACGAGATTCAACGTCTTTACCTACTGCCAACTTGATGCCGTCTTGAGCCCAAGCGAAGCAGCTGCGAATGTTGCCAGACTTTGACAAACGAGTTGACACATGGAACTGAAAGCCCATGAACGTATTGACCTCACCCTGAACCAAGGCTTTGACGGTGTTAAAGTCAGAGCTTGTTACAGAGGTGGTGTTCAACAACGCCTCGATTTGGTCTGGCCCCACGGCGATATGCCGGGGTATTGATGGGTCAACAGAACCAAGGTCAAGAAGCTTCTTGGCCGAGATTAGTTTCGCCACAGTCAGATCAGCTGATCCATTGGCAATCTGATTGTCGGAAAGCATAGTTGTGCTTGTCCCACCAGCTTTGCCGGTCAGTGATGTACCTATTGCTGCCGCAATGATGCTGTCGTCCATCGCCCGGCCCATAGCAGCCGCTGCCGCACGGGCATAAGTGCTTGTTGGGTCGATTAAGGTCTGAACTTTATCGGCATCATCAATTAGGTCAGCCCACTCGTAGGCATCCATAGTCACCATCCGGCGGCTATGTGGAGTATCAACCATCGGAGTATCCTGATGGCGTGATGTGCGTTTTACCGCTGCAGCCGAGCCAACTTGATCGAAGAAAGCTTTTTCTCCAACCACTGATTCCTCTTCGACGCCGCCCCGTAGGATCGACCCCATCTGCTGAGAAAGCAGCTGTACGTTAGCGCTAAACTGCTGGGAAAACGCGGTGGTGATTTGCGTAGACATATCAATGTCTCCCTTCGCGTTGCAGTTAATGGCTTGCTACCCGGCAGAGTGCCGGACAAAGGTTTTTGCAAGTACGATTGCGGCGCGGGGGCTAACGCTTATCCCGATTGTTTGCTGGGCGCCTTTTTCTCTTGGGCCTTTGGCTTATCAAGAGGCTGTAAGCACCACTGCAAATTCTTTTCTGCCTGTTCTAATGGGTTCTGGATCACGGCCTGGGTGCCGGCTTCCATTGTCAGGCGTAATACTTCCAGGCGAAATTCACGATCATCCTGAGACACTAAGCATCTCCTGCAGCCGCAGCCCCTCATTTACATAGAAGCCATGCTCAGGGTGACGCTGGTCCCAATAGGGTGAGTTAGGCGCTCTAATCTCAGATAGCTTTGCCCTGACATCATCCGGCGCTAGTGCTCCTGATGATTTGACGCCCTCTAGCGTGTCCTCGCCAATCTTGCTGTTTATAAAATCGCCAATGCCGGCCAACATACGCAGCATGTCGGGATGATCACCCAGCGGGGTGCCGTCCTGCAGGACAAGCTCATCGAGGAACGATTGCTGCACCTCTTTGCCATTCTCATCCAGAGCGACATTGGAAGCACCAAACTCCATAGCCACAGCGTTGGCGTTCGATAATTTATCGGCGTAGGCGGCGCCAAACTCTTTTTTAAGAGACAGCTCGACCTGTTGTTGATTTTCGATAACGTGGTTGGCATCAGTCTCGACGACGCCGCCCAAATGTGAATTATAGCCATTCAGCAGCTTTTGTGCCTGACCTGGCGACAAGCCAGCTTCATGAGCTGCGCCCCGGAACCAATCCAGCATGTTGTCGCTGGACTCAACGCCCTCCGGCACTTCGTTGACCAGCTCATAGCCGTCTGGCGCTTCTGGCCGGCCTAGCCGGCGATAAACCTCGTTCCAGTCATCATCTGTTGC